CCCTTGTTACTGATATTCTGTACCATAAAAAACATTTACCAGCGGGTATAGTTTTATCAGCAACAGAAGAAGGTAATCATTATTATCAACAGTATATACCAGATTTATTCATATACGGTGATTACGACAGAGAAGCTATTGAACGTGTAATGGATAGACAAAAGAGATTAGTTGGTGCGGGTAAAAAAAATTGTGGAGCCTTTCTTCTTTTAGATGACTGTATGTATGATTCTAAGTTTATGAAAGATACATGTATTCGTCAATGTTTTATGAATGGTCGTCATTGGAAGATATTTTTCATGTTAACCATGCAGTACTGTATGGATTTACCACCCGCACTCAGGGCAAATATAGATTATATTTTCATTTTACGTGAAAATATTATTCAAAATAGGGAAAAATTGTTTAAAAACTTTTTTGGTATTTTTCCATCCTTTGAGATGTTTAATAAGGTTATGGATTCGTGTACGGAAAATTACGAATGTTTGGTATTGGATAATACTTCTAAAAGTAATAAAATAGAAGATTGTGTCTTTTGGTATAAAGCAACACTTCGTAAAAATTTCAGGGTAGGTGCACCAGAGTACTGGCAAACACATAAAAAGATGTTTAATCCGAAACATGGAAACATGAAAATGGGTGACCCAAATTCAGTTAAAAAGAATACACCATTTAAAGTTACGAAAAGGAAATGATAAGATCAATTGCTAAACGACTGTATACACCTATAAAAAATACCAACACTGTAGTGTATCCAGCTTATAATGAATTTAAACCAGATGATAGTGATGATGGGTACCGTGTTATAATTGATATATGTCATCATACTAAAACTGTTTATATAGATAATGATATGTGTGATTACGATAAATTAAACGATTTACCCAGAATCATAAAAACATTCGGGTGTTTATATCCAAACTATACTCTTCAGGACAATAATGCGTAATCATTTAAAACCAAAAAACTATGTACATATAAATGGCGACAGACGTTAGAACGATGAATCTTTCAGACAATGGCGACGGTATGGTATCTCTAAATAATAATCAAGGGACATCTTTCGTGCCGAATATCCCCCCCGAAAAAAATGTGAGTGAAAATAAACAGACGATGGACTCTACTTCAATTTCCGATATTATGGGTCAAGCCGAGGAACCACTCGAACCACCAATGATGGGCGCCGATCCAAGAATGACGCAAATGCATATGCAAGCTCCAATGATGATGGCGCAACAACAACCAGTAGGACAACAAACGACTGAAAAAAAATCCGAATCTAAAAATCCATTCAACCTTACTGATGACCAGTTCGAAGCACTTATTGTAGCTGTATGTGCTGCGGCGGCAATTAGTAAGCCAGTTCAAGAAAAACTCGCAAACTTCGTCCCATCGTTTTTGAACGACCAGGGAAATCGAAGTGCAATCGGCTTAGCGTCGACCGGTATGGTCGCGGCGGTCGCCTTTTACCTCGCAAGAAAATACGCTTAAATAGCATTATAATGTTTATACATTCTCTTTCCAAAAATGAAATAGGAAACGAGAAATCCGAACAGTAAACCAACTGCGCGAAGTCCTAAAACAGTACCAGTACTCTTCGTAGTTTTACCATAATCTCTAAAATCTTTTTCGAACCTTTTGTTTATTTGAGAAACACCCGCAACCATACCCATACCTAACAAGGTTGATACCATCAAAAATGGTGCATCTATAGCTAAACGCCCAAATATATCACCGCCACGTGGTAACGCAGTAATGACTAATGGTGTAACGACCATGATTATAAACATGTTTAACCATTTATTGTTTAAAAGTAGAGGGGCACTCGAAGATGCGAGTAAAGTATTCAGTAATAAATACGCTTTCATTAAATCACCGAACGATTGCATTTTATTAATACCAAACATTATTTATCCTGGACGTGTTTACCACAAAATTCAGTTCTTTGTGGTATTTCCCGGTATATCCCTAAAGAAACGCATATCGTTCTGAGTTCATCAAATTTTTTCCAGAACTCTTTACTATGTGAATACTCATCAACAGTACAGTGTGCGAGTTCGTGTATTAAAACGTGGAATATTTCATTAGGTTCACCATCGATACACAAACCTATATCACTACCTTTACTCACATTATACCCTATAGACCCATTCATACGCCTGTGTGCGGTAATTGGAATTTCTTTACATAACATTTTGAATTCCTGATTATTAGTCTCCTTAAGGTGTTCCCTGAGTGTCCTGTATTTTTCACGAACTTCAGATAATCTCTCGGGTTCCTGTATATTCATGAGTATAATCACGTTTATGATAAGGAGGAGTAACGTAAGTATCATCTTATCATAAACATACATAAAAATCGACGGTTCACCTCTTATACACAAACTTAAATTTACTATATAGATCCGAAACCGGGTTCCCTTTAAGATCTTCCCACAATGTTAAAGTAAACCCCAAATCTTCCATGCGCGTAAAAAACATATCCTTGTGTGCGATGGGTTCGACTTTTGGACCGTCGGCATAATACGGTGTATCGGCTAAGTGGACGTATAACTTTTCCCCAAAGTTTCCCGAACTTGTATGTTTCATTAGAAAATAGTTTCCTAATTCATCTTTTACGGGTGTATTCATGATAATCTTATCTGAATTCGGTATGATCCCTATGAATTGACCACCTGGTTTTATTCTATTTTTAATTGCTAATAAAGATGTCTCGAATAACTTGGATGATTCGAATATATAATGTAACGCAAAGTTATAACATATGACATCGTATTTCCTTTGTGGACACGCGAATATATCACCTTCGTAAAAATTGACGCGTATTTTCATATTCTTGGCACGAGACTTAGCCTCCTTAAGTGATTCTGGGTTCGGTTCACACATGCTTATATTTGCACCGGTGTGTCGCCACTTTTGGAGATCACCACCGAATCCACATCCTACATCCAAAATACTGTCGCCTTCGCGGGTAGCCGATTGGATGAGGAGACGCTTAGACTCGTTATGGTACTTACGTATCTCCTCCATTTAATTTATAATGGTTTTCTTTTTTAAATGGAGTTAATCATAAAGACACCTTTCCCTTTCCTTATCTGAACTGTATTTATCCGTATCATAACAGGGTTTATAAAAGTCAGCTATTTCGGGTTTCATTCCCGTGTATCCGTCGTAATAACACGGTTCATATTTGTAACATTCCCCTGTTCTATCATCGAATCCGTACTTGTTAAATTTATTCCTTGTCGATGTGTTTATACCTATTCTTTCCAGTCTAACTTGCGCTAATTTTAATATTTCTGATGTTGTCAATGTATGGTAAGGAAACGATGTCGAATGGCTTCCATCTCTATTACGTTTTGTATAGTCTATATCCAACCAATTTTTTGCATCTTCCTCTGTCACTTTTTGTGTTTCGTCTTTTTGCCATTCCCAAAACCCGGGATCACCTGATTCTACATCCATATTATGACTCTTAGGGTGACCAGGTAAATAGGCATATATTCCTTTTTTCTTTACCATATTAATTTTCATGCGAAGTTCTTGACGTTTAAATCTATTGGGGTAATTATCTTTATTATATGACCTATAAAAACTATCAAATTCTTCGTATTGTTCATCTGTTAAATCATCTAAACTTATTTGCACGAATTTATTATCTTTTACATATCTTTGAGAAGGTATTGGTTTATTCGGTTGTTGCCCTTTAGGTCCTTTAGGTGGTGGGGGTGATTCGATTTTGGGTTTTTTAGGTATCTTTGCAATTTTAGGCTTGGGAATTCCATTCCCGTTCTTTACCTCGACCGTCGTCGGTTTCGGTATTGGTTTATTCGGTTGTTGCCCTTTAGGTCCTTTAGGTGGTGGGGGTGATTCGATTTTGGGTTTTTTAGGTATCTTTGCAATTTTAGGCTTGGGAATTCCATTCCCGTTCTTTACCTCGACCGTCGTCGGTTTCGGTATTGGTGCTTCTGAATCTGAATCCGAATCCGAATCCATATCTTCCGTTTCCATTTCCATTTCCATTTCCGTTTCCGTTTCCATTTCCGTTTCCGTTTCCGTTTCCGTTTCCGTTTCCGTTTCCGTTTCCGTTTCCTGATCTTTTCCGTTTTTTTTAAATCCAAAAAGTAAATATAAAATACATGTAATTATAATTAATATAACACCAACAAATATATAAGTTTTATCCATTTATATTATACATATAAATTTATTTGTATATACTTTCTTTTTTAAATAGAGTTAAATAATTACAAAACCTATATCCTTAGGTTTAATTTCTTCGTTAATTTTCCAGTTCCATAGGTAATAGTGGTTATGTCCTGTACCTTCCATGAACTTATGTTCGCGAAGTTCATCTTCATCTACTCCAACATTTACACAATTATATACATCGAAACCACGGTTACGCGCCATTATTATAGCATCTTTTAAACAGTGTCCTACATTATAAAAATTGTATGCCTGTTTTATCGTTTCACCACTCGGTTTATGTACATAATCCAAACTATAAAATGTGGCGAATTGATCTTTTTCATCGCTCAGGTATGTATATACGGTATCTTTACGTGGTAAAATCCAATGTTTGACATACGATTCGTCTATGTCGAGTGAAAGCTTAAACCGTCTCAAATGGGCTTGTAACATTTTCGTAACGCGTGGTATATCATCTTTAGTCATTTCCCTAAACTGTGATGTACCTAAAACTTGATGTGAACGCTCCCTCGCATTAGAAAACCCTACCTGGTTTAACTTTTTGACATTTATGAGTCTGTGCCAATACTTGACTTTAGCAATGGGTGTGGGTATTCGTTTAACTATGGTAGATATACCGGACCATATATTGTTTAGATTCATACGTCTAACCTGTTCGGAAATAATAGTAGGTGTAAATTTTACATCTCTTATATTTTTTGATACACATAAAAAGTTTGCTTGTAACATTTTAATATTTTTTTCATTTATACGAACGTTTACATGTATTCCTGAATTGTAAACGACAATTTCTTTTGTATCCGATTTACGTATAGCTATATTACACTCTTCTAAGTACCCCGGTGGTTGTGTTGCCCACATTATAAGTTCTTTAGAATAACGAAACTCAAAAAAATCGTCTTGTATATAATTCTCTTTTAGAAATTCGTAGAGTTCATCTATGGTACACGAACTCCATTCGTATCCTTCGGGTAACGGGTTTTTTTCATACCTAAGTTCTCTCGATGAATTTATTTCGCCATCATTTTTAAAAACAACTTTATCTTGAGGAACAGGTTGTTTATTCCAGAATTCGTGCATTATATTACATAGAATAGACTTAAAGTTTTTAAGCTTTGTTACTATATAAAACAATGTCAACGCTTGAACAAGATTACACGACCGTCCCCGGTCAATTATACGCATGTCTTTCCGTCGTAGGACCAGAAGCGCCACAAAAGAACGATAAGTTTGGGATTAAGATCCGGGGTGCATTTAATTCTAGAGATGAGGCTGCATCACACGCCAAACGTCTTCAAAAAGAAGATGCGACGTTTGATATTTATGTTGTTGATATGTATAAATGGTTGTTAATCCCACCCGATCCGGCAAAGATCGAAGACGTTCATTATACGAATGAAAAACTTGAAGAACTCATGTCTGGATACAAAGAAAATCAAGCACAAGCGGCACAAATGTTTGCGGAACGTAAACGTGATATGGTCGAAAGTGCATCTACATTTTCGAAACCGGGTGATGAAAACTCGAAGTATTATACGAAACCGGATGAACCACCAATCAGTCACCCAGCTGAAGTTCTCGAACGTCTCCAAAAGGAAAAACCAGATACACCAATGGAGGAACTTGTTAAGGAAGCGGATGCCACGGTTGCTAAGGAAATTGAAGAAAGAAAGGAAAAACGTGAAGCTGAGGCGAAGGTGGCTCTCGAAAAAGAGGCGAAAGAAAAGGGGTTTAATTCGGTTGAAGCAATGGAAAAGTTCAACAATGAAAAGTCTGAATCGTCTACGGAAGCTCAGGATACGAAAGGTGAAGGCGAAGTTGAGGAAGGTGAAGAGGTAGAATCTAAATAAATTTGTTATATAAATGTAAGAATGTTGAGTATTATACTAAATATAATCACCATAATTATTGTTTTAGCCATGGTCGGTTTATTTCTACGATTGTATGAAGATCGAAAAAGTAAATCGGGTACTGAAAATGTGAGTGCATCTGATGTCGCACAAGATATACTAAAAGACCCACTCGTTGTAAGTCGTGCATATTTTACCGGATCTAAAATTGGTCCCATTGGTGATTTTGAAGGACAACAAACGTCGTCTGAACATCTTTGGGTTAGAGGTAAACCTATCCAGGTCTAAGAATGACTGGTTGCATGGTCTTACCCATAAAAAACCCCAAAATAAATGATACGAATATAATGATATACGCCGTTTTATCTAAATTTGTAAATATATCTTCCTTTTGTGTAGGTTGTTGTGGGTACGGCTCGTAATACTGTTGCGGTGGCGGAAAATAATAGTGTTCATTATTTTCCGGTTCTGGTTCGTCTAGTTTCTGATCTTGTTCTTTGTTTATAAATTCATCTGGATCATAGTTTATAGGTGTACCGACTTCAGCTTCCATTTATAAAATGTAAACCTATTTTTTTAAGCCTATTATTCCTCATCTTCTTCATCTTCGTCAACAATAAACCCTTTCAAATTACCATTTTCGTCCATATCACTATCATCATCTTCAAAATCATCTTCATCATCCGTTTGAAGAAGATCAATATCACTTTCTATTTCCGATTCTGTTTCGTAATCATCATCCGAAAAATCATCTTCTGGAAGATCTTCGAGTGGATCTAATCGTTCTGGAACCTTTGAGAGTCTCCCTGAACGTGTACGTGTAGAAACAATTGTTTTCGTCATTATAAAGTAAAGTATGTTTATTCTTTTAAATACATTACGCACTATTAATTGATTCATTT